TGTTAGCTTGTTCAGCTTCATAATCTAACCCTTCTTCTTCTGCCCATGTACGCTTAGATTTAATCTTGTTCCGAACTAGTATCTCATTTGTAGTAGCCATAGCTGCATGATCGCGGGTAGCTACTTCAGGAGCAGTTACATTGATATCTACCAACCGCACTAGTACTGCCCAATCATTAGCATAGCGCCGAAAGTAGCCAGCGTTCCACATTATCTTCAATGATTTCCATACTAGTTCCTTGATAGCCTTAATAGCTTGGCGTTGATCCCGCTCCCTAGCTTTAACAAATGGTGATTCTGTAACTAGTGTAGATGCGAAGTTAGCATTACTAGCATCTCCACTAATCATAAACTCTGGCATACTCCATCTAACTGCTGATAGCCTTAGCAAGTACTGTGCTACTTCTACGAATACAGGCGACCGTAGTTGGCCCATAGGGCCAGCTTCATAGGTAGCACCGGCTGGTACATCTACTATCTTAGTCTTATCTAGGGATACTGCACGCCGTTCTTCTGTACTGTTATCTTTAGGTGCCTTGACGTTAAAGCCGAATGAGCTATCTACCATAGCTTGTACATCAGTTTGGCTAGCTTCCCACTTACGGATATAGGCTATACTAGCTTGAGCTAATGCACCATCAGCAGTTCTAGCACCTAGCTTATGTGCCTTCTCAAGTGTCATCTCTGTAGCTAGAAAGTCAGATACTCCACGCTTAGCACGCCTGCCTACATTACGCTTAATGTGAATCATGTTATCAGACGGTATATAGTCCCAATCTATACCACCATCATCATAAGCTAGATGATAACCTAATGGGCCTTCTACATCTTCCTTCTTTAGCTCTTTACAAAACCTAGTATGTACGCCGAACTTCCAGAATGATTCATACTTATCTAGTGTCCCTAACCATCGCTCTACTGGATAAGGATCATTAGGCTCTGTAACCTCATCTGGTTCTACATTCCTAAGTTTAGGAAAGCCATCACGTTGCTTATACTTGTCTGCATACAATGCCCAATATAGCTCACCGTCACTAACCGGCACCTGCACTAGATCGCGGTCGCGGTCACCATGAAAGCCTATACTATCTAGTAACTCATCGGTTACTGATTGCATAGTCTTAGTTAGCTTAATAGATGCTTGATCTTCCTGATACCCAGATTTAGGCACTACCTCTATAGTAAAGCCTTCACCTACTGTATAGTCTATCAAGCTTTCAACTAGCCCACTGGCTACAGATACGAAATGAAATATAGCTCTATGCTTATTTCGCATCCGGCGTAGATCGTACTCATCCCTATATACAGGGTAGAACTTACCTTCTGTTCTATCATCAACAGTAGTAACACTTCTACGATGCGCAGACCCTTGATTACTAAAACCGCTAGCATCTTGCCAAGGGTAATCTGTCCTAGGTACTACCTCACCCCATGCAGTTTCTCGCATCTTCTGGGCGGAATCTAGCATCTTCTCTTTGCCTTCAAGCATCTTTAGCTCTAGGCCAAGCTTCTTAGCTTCTACCTGCTGTGCTAGATCGGTTGTCATGCTATACCTTATACAGTTGGTTCATCAACTAGTTGCTGGCTATCACTAGCTACGTCACGCTTGAAGGCTTCATCTAATATAGCTTGTGCTATATCACATATAGCTATAGCGATATTAGCAATGTTTGCCTCTGAATTATGATTGTATCCAGCAGCTACGTACTTACACATATTAACTAGTACGCTATCCCCGCCGAACTGTACTATACTAACATCGCCCGTAGCCTTGTTCTTTTCTAGTGACCTAACACCGCCTGCCCCTGATATACCAGTCCGAACATGGCTACAGTTTACATTGACCGACTTTGGACTAGCTACCTCTTGCATAGCTTTCTCACGTTGCTGCAAGATAATCTCACGCCTAGTATTGAAACCGTCTATGTTACCTGACTTTTCTAGCCCTAGGCAATGCTTACATAGCCTACTTTCTTTACCCTTAGCAATCTCGCAAGTACAGTTCTTACAGTGTGACTGACTATATAGCTTTGCTGCTTGTTCTGCTTCTGATTTCATTGCCCGTAATCCCTATCTAAAGGTACCAAGTTATCCAACCGTATTCCCTAGCTATACCATAACCGGCGTATCACCTACTAGTGATTTCCTAGTTAAGTGATTCATTAGTCTAATGGTCATCTCTAAGGCATCCGGCCCATCATCATGCTCACTATTAGGAAACTCCCTTAACTGCTTAACTAGTAATTGTAGTTTGGGGTTACACTTCAATAGGCCACTCATTAGGTATGGGCCTAGCCTTCTGATCCTTACTTCCTTATTCACCGTATTATTTATTAGATGGATAGGCAATGGGCCTAGTCCGCGTTCCCTAGCTTTAAGCTGGATGATAGGAGCTAGTAGCTGCTGAAATGCATTAGACTCTACCCCTATAATCTCTGGGCTGAATTCTAGGTAGTGATCTATGATCCTATCACATAGTACTTCCACTGGCATACGTTCGACAAATCCATCTATAAACAATTTGCCGCCTGACAAGCAAGAGCAAATGACAGAGGAATAATCGGATTTCTTAGATTTGCCTAAACTAGCATCAACGGCCATCACTCGATGTTCAAAGGCCAACGGGCGATGCGGGTAGAGAAAGTCCGGTCCAAAGTAATGAGAAGGCCATTCGGCTGCTCCATAGCCTGTAGGGTCTTGCTGATATAGTGCATTCCACCAATAAGTATCTAGGCTTAATCGTATACGCTCTAGATCGGATGCACTATATCTATCTTTCCATAGTGGCTCACCTTCCGGCCTACCCATATAGTCTTTATCAGCACCCTTAGATAATGCTGGCAGGGTTACTACTCTAATCTTCTCGCCTTCAAACTCAGTACCTAGCCTACCTATTAGGCCATCTTCATGCCATCTAGTTGCTACTACAACTACCTTAGCATTAGGCTCTAATCTAGTATAGGCTGTTGACTTCCACCATTCCCAAATGTTCTCTCTAATGGTAGGGCTAACTGCTTGTGCTGCATTCTTAAAGTAATCATCTATTACTAGCAAGTTAGCACCCTTACCAGTAATAGCACCACCAGCACCGGCACACGTCATACCACCACCATAGTTAGCTATCTCCCATTCATAGCTAGCTTTTACATCTTCCCTAATTTGGATACCGTATACACTACCTATCTCTTTTAGTAGATCACGTACCTTTCTCCCCCATGACATAGCATAGTTAGCTTCATAGCTACATAGGATAACGCGAAGTGTAGGATTGTTAACTAGAAACCAAGCTGATAGATGCTTGCTGATTAGCTCAGACTTACCATGCCTAGGCGGGGCTTCTACTACTAGTATGCGGTAGTCTGTAGCATCATAGAACAATCTAGCTAGTTCTGCGTTTACCATTGCTAGATGCGGCACCATTTCCCAGTACGGGCTTACCATTGCTGCGAATGTTCCCGGGGTCATGGTTGCCTGTAGCAATTGAGAGGATGGCATTACTTCCAAGTTTTCTGATTTCATCTAGTGCCTCTCTAATCTCTGTAACTTTAAGGTTAGCACTAACCTGCCCACTATGGTCTACCTCTTGCCTATCTACATAACCTCTATGCTTAGCTTGGCATTTCAGGTAGAAGGTTATAGCGTAGGGCTTACCGTTAATTGCATCTTGAACTAGGATATCTTCTACGCTATCTATGGTCTGCTCGCGTACTAGTTCCCTGTATGCCTGCATCTTAGGCTTACGCTTCAAGAACTTATATAGTGTACTTAGATCACAATCTAGCTCTTTCGCTACCGTAGCTAGTCTACCCCTATGCTTCTTCAAGGCTTTCTTAACTGCCTTCTTACCTAGCTTGACTTGTGGCTTCCTAGCATCGCCGGTCTTAGTAGTCATGGTACTAGCTCTATTGGAAGTATTGGAAGACGAAAAAAGGGCAATGGTGAGAGTCGATGCCTATAGCCATTTCTGGTTTTAGTACAAGTCTACCCTTTACCACTGCCCCCAATCCTATTCCCGTAGAATCATACTGTCAAGCTACCGTTTCATTTTACTACCTCCAATAAAGGTTTCTCATCCCTAACTATATAGCACGCAGCAGTTTGTGAGTCCTACAGATTTTCCGAAACTAGCCTACCATTTCATCACCCCACTGAAATAAGTTAGTAGCATTGCAAGGTAGGGACTAAGCTACTATGTTAACTTAATCACTAGGATGCAACCTAATGGTTTCCCATGTATCAGTACCGTTGCTAGATTTCACTACTGGCACCGTAGGTTTTTCTGGGGTAAGAGCATCTATGATCGCCGGTAGTGCGAACAGCCCGCCACCTGTTGCAAATAGGCCACTAGCTAAGGCCAACGGTAGAAGCTTCTTACCTAGGCTAGGTTTCTCAGGAGGCAATTGGTTATTAATTGTTACATCCCCTCCTACTAGCATTTCTTCCTCCGCTTCCTTAGCTTCCTTAGCTAGTTGTTCAGCAGGCAAGATGCCTAACAATCTATGTAAAGCGTCTACTGTCCTATGTACTGTCCTACGTTGCTTAGCACTATCAGCTACGGTAATAGCTTCATGCACAGTCTGGATACCTAGTTTAGTTCGTTGTCTCTTTTCAATGGATGCCCGTAGACTCATAGCTAGTTAACCTCTTGCAGGGTGATAATCATAGCCTTCATAGAATGAAGACTCTAAGGCTTCATCTACGTGGTGACTATGCCTAGATTGCTTACATAGCATACGGTACTTAGGAGTCTTCTTAAAGGCTTCCCATGCTGCTTCCATAGCTACAGTAGGCTCTCTAACAGGCTTCACCGTATCGCTAGCTTGTCTATCATCCCGCTGTTTCTCTAGTGCTACCCGCCTAGTTGCTGGTGTAGTCTTCTCTACCATCATTATCTCCATAAGATACTAGTAAACTGTTTGCGTCTAAGTCTTTCACCGTACCACTAGCATAAGCTACATCTAGTACCCCTACATTAGCTATGAACTGCTTCTGTAGCTCTATGCCTTGCTGTAAGATTTCTTCTTCTGTCATTGCCCGTACTCCTAAAAACAAACGATCTAAGGCTACACGCTAGCGGTGACAAAACACATACTAGCTACCACCAACTGCCTAAAGAACCTCACCCTAGATCGTTCGGACGCCTGCCAGCGTATGCCTGTTAGCATCAACAACAATCCTAGCTAACTATACTAGCCTGCTACTCTGGCGAAGATGGGCCAGCCGGTACAGACTTGCTAGCTACTTCACGCACGCCTACAGCTTCAGTAAGGCCGATAACTCTTTTACCTTCCATGTAGTCATAGTCCGTAAGCTTAGCTACGGTGACAAAATTGTTCTGGGCTACTTGTCCGGTCTGCATCACTTGCGTCAACATACTGTTAGCCACATTAGGGCTAAGGTCAACTGCTTCCATCTTACTATCTCCCGTATTTGAGAACACTACCGTATACGCTAGCTACATACTAGCTATCTAACTATCGTTTTCCTAGGCACTAGGTATAAGTCAATTGGAACACCCTTCTTGTACTTCTTTGAGTCTACTAGTTCGCCATCTGTTGTATAGATGCGTACCGTAGTAACCTCGTTTTCTAGCCTAGATAGTCTCTTTTCTAGGCTAGATAGCCTCTTTTCTAGGCTAGAAACTACCTTGCTACCCTTAGCTATGGCCTTGCTGTTAGCATCTACCTTGATGTTGACGTTACTTATTACCGTAGTCAGTTTATTCAGTTGTACTAATATCTGATCTAGCTTTGCATTTTCTGGGGTAGGAGTAATAAGGTCGGGGATCGGTTCGATGGGCTGCACCGCCGTCACCGTTCCCACACAAACTAGCTTAGGTACGTTCTTAGTGGCTACCCTATATAGTAGTCCGGCATCTGTTGCTACACTGCTAACAGCATCCGCAGCAGTTAAGATACCAACTAGTAGCCCATTGCTATCTAGTAAGGCACCACCTGATTCACCTTCTACTGCACTGCCTGAATACCTAAACCATTCACCAACGGTGCGGCTATGATCCATCGTTACCGTTGCTGATCTAGTGAAATACCTATCGTTCTTGATGCTATATAGCTTTACCGTCTCACCCATCACTACATTAGTGGGGCGGATACAGTAGCCTGCTACTTGCCTACCCCTAATACATAGGATAGCTACATCGGCTGAATCCTGACGATACATACCAACTAGGTTAGCCTTAACCCATTGGCCGTCTAACCCTATATAGTGTTGGCTACCGTCAGCGATTACGTGGGCTGCTGTTAGCCAGTAGCTAGCAGTAGTGGTATAGCCTATAGGCACAGCAGTACCGTAGCTACGTACTGTGGATATTCGGCATGACCCGTTTTCGCATATCTGCCTACGTGCCATGCTCTGCACTTGGGAGATACTTTGCCCGTATCCCTGACTAACTAGCAACAACCATACTAAGCCTATTAGCACTGCCCGTACCATATCTGCACCCCTTATCTATGCACCCTCTAATCTTAGTTGATCTTCTACCCCATCTACTCTACCTTCTAGTTCTGATCTATGCACATCACACGTATTAGCATGCCCGTCTATCTTAACTGTTAAGCTATCTACCTTGACGATTACATGCCGTAGGTCTGCTTTCATCATAGCTAGTATCCACACTCCACTAGCCATTAAACCTAGTGCCATAACTATAGCACATACAGTACCAACAACTATCCAAGGGTCTGCACTATGCTCTATATTAGCAAATAACATAGCTATCCTAACTAGAAAATAAACCTACGGTATCGGCGGGATCAAATCAGCCACGGGCGGGCCGATAAATCGACAACCGGATACCGTAGGCTCACATACGACGCTAGACAATGTGCGGCAGGAAGTCAAGGCGATTTCTCCACGATTTAATAGCACTTCCTAGATGTCTTAATGTCTATGCTATCTAGTGGTATGGTAATCTGCATAGGTGCGCCATTACCTATAGCAACACCAATCGAATAAGCTGTTATAGGAATACCATACTCGCCAACTTTCAAACTAGCTGT